CCAACCAACTTAATGCATCAAGTTTATCTTCCCCTAATAAGTCTTTAAGGTTTACGGTTGCACCAAAGAAAGTAAGTCTATACGCATAAGGGCTGTTATTTTTTAAATCTACTCCCTCTAATTTTATAAACCCATTTTTGAAAGGTAAGTAATTAAGTTCTATTGTTGAAGCTACTTTTTGTCTTGCATCAAAACCTCCTACAATATCATAATTATAATAATGTTTAAAAATCCTATTATTTTTTTTTGAAGCAGGAACGGTAAAAGACTTTGTAAATTCTGTAAACACTTTTGCAATATCTTTTACATTTTGTATTGATTGAGTGATGCTTACCGATTCATCTTTGAACAGTTCTACTTGTTCCCCTTGTATGTATAATTGGATTTCCTGCATTTATCTAATATTGTTTATTTTGTCAAACGCATAGTCAAAGTCAATAGTGTAATTAATCAGCTTGTCGTTTACACTTGTTTTGTATTGTAGTGATTGAGTTTTAACATTTACAGGCAAAATAGTAGGTCTTGTATCTATTGTTTTTGTCATCCATACTTGCTCACTTAAAAGAAGTTGTTTCATAACCTCGTTGTATTCTTCTGAAACATATCCTGTATTCATTGTAATACTTTCCCTACCTGCTTTTTGAAACTGTTTATATTGGTGACTTTGTATGTCGTAATCTAAAGTATTTTGATTAAACGTATTGGCTTTGTAGTTTTCGGTTGTAGTGTTTATATTTTCTATTGACTTTTTAAAGAAATATAAATTTTGTAATGCTCCAAACTTGTTTACAAAAGTAACCCTGTAAGGCGTGTATCTACATTCATCAATTTGATAAACATTTATTGTTTCTGTTCCTGCACTTGATATTACTCTAATTTCATCAGTAGCTAAAGAACTACCTGCATATTTTATTTGTGCATTCGAGTTTGTAGAACTTGTAATTGTTTCGGTTGTATGTAATACGCCACCGTTATAAAATTGAACAGAAGTAACCTTATCGGTATAAACTGGAACTTGTACCCTTTCTCCATTCTCTACATATATATCGGTATTGGATTGTAAAAGCGTTCTACTAAGTTCAGCATTTGTTCCGTCTGTGAAATAAGCATAACCGTCAAAGGCTAAATAATCAGTATTACTTGTTCCAATACTTGCATCAGAAGAATTGTATAAAGTTATATCAGCCTCAACCCAAACTGTTTGACTTCTAAAGTCATCATCTAAAGTATCTAATATTGCGCTTAAACAACTAGAACCCTCAAATGTACCGCCGTCAGCGAGTACCCTTGCTTTGTATAAATCTTCTGTAAATTCTTGATTAAAAGATATATCTAAATAATCTCTTACAAGTTCTGCAATTTCAAATATTACAAAGTTATTTGATGCAATCTCGCTTTTGGTTATCGTGTACTGTGCCGTAACTGGTTTGTCTGTTGTGAATACTCCTGTGTATATATATAGTTGCAAAGTAGCATAACTTAAATTTACGTCATCTACTTTTATATAGTAAGGGCTTCGTGCGTTTAGTTTTGTCATTATGTTGTTGTATCTAAAAATTGTTCTAGGTCAAGGGCAAATCTTTCTATAAGTTCATCGGGCAATCTATCAAATGCTTTCTCAAAAGGTTTGGTAAAAAATAAGCTAGGCTTTATACCGTAGTTTTTTATAATGTTTGCTAATGCATATCCCGACTGCTCATAAGATAAGAATCTTCCTTTTTTATCTCTAAATTGTTTTTTTCTTAATTTAGCCCATTTTGAAAACACACCAGTATTGTACTCTAAGCCAATTAAGTTGGATGAAGTTTTATAACTAAAGTTGCTGTAAGATTTTCCTCCCTTAACGCCACGAACCCCCCTGTCTTTAAATTCTCCATAATTTTCCATAAAGAAAGCCAACGAAAAGCTATTGGGGTGCGTTTTAAGGTCATATCCTAAAGATTCATATAGTTTCCCAGTTGCGTTATAAGTTCCGTATTTACCTCCTTTTGTTAAATTCGTTCTTGATTGTTGTATAACGTATTTAGCAAAGTTATTAAGGGCTTTATTTGTTTCCTTTAAAGTCATTAGCAAATAAGTAAATCGTTTGCAATTAACACATCAAAAGAAGCAGCCCAGCCCGCTACTTGATTTTCAAACCTATCATAAAAAGGCTCACAACTTGGATTGCCGTCTATTTGATATAAATCAAAATGTAATGTACCACCTCTTAATACTTGGAATAGTTTATTTAATACCGCTAATTGTGTGTTAAGTATATCTTGTTCGTTGTTGTTCCCTATAAATATATCAGTCGTTGGTTCTTTAGATACATCAACAATATCCATTGCAAGTATTGACATATTAAAACGCCATACACCGTCTTCCTGCGTTGCGTTGTTTATAATTAAATGCGACAATGGAAATATAGTTTGCTTTGATAAATCTACATCAGTAATATCTCCAGTAGTAACCGTAGTAACATTTTCATCCAACAACAGTTGGTCTTTTATCTTTTGCGTAACTTGGTAAAAACCCCTTACTCCTTGTTGGCTCATTTGAACTTGTTTTTAATTTCTTTTGATTCTATTTCGTTTTTTTCTTTCATAAATGATAACATCATAAAACAATTATGCACCCCTAGTTTAGTGATATCTTCAAATCTTGTAATATCTCCGATAGCGAGTGCGTAAATTGATTGATACCAACCCCATTTTGTTGAGAATTGAGAAACTCGGTCAAGGCTTCCTCCTCCGTTGTTTCCAAATAGTTCATCATAGCTTTCGACAATTCTATCCCTAAATTGTAAAAAAAAACAATGGAACTCAAAACGGCATCCAAAGGCATATCTTTCATATCCTCAAAACCTTTGCCGTCATATTCTTTTATGTTGTATCTGTTTCCGCTTTTGTTTTTAATAGGTCTATATAAAACTGCCATAGCCCTGTGCATATTCTCCCAATCGCCTAGATAGGTATCAAGGTCGATATATTCTCCCAAGCTCATATCGTCCAAATCTGGAATAAAACCATATTCAACACCGTTCATTTTAAACCTTTGAACAAGTTGAGGTATATTCTCAAACATTTCAGACAGTATGTTAGTAATTAATGAAACATCATTAACCCTCATTTTTAATACTTCGGGTAATTTAATACCACAAAATATTTCAATCATTTTGGAAGTTAAAAACTTTTCATCTGTATTGTTCTCTTGAATCTTTAAAAAGCGTTGATACTGGTCTAAAGTAATTTCGCTTAAATTGTTTGGTATGATAACTTCAATCTTCATACTTATATAACGTAATTTAAACACGATTTTTGAAACAAAAAAAAGGTAGCCAATTACGACTACCTCTTTCAACTAACAATTAACTATAATGAAAAAAACCTTATATGCTATCTATAAACCCAGCTAACAATAAAAATGTTTGTACTAATAAAAACGCTGCTGCGTAAAAACTGGCTAACCAGTAAATATTGTTTTTGTCTTTCTTTAAAAATTTACGTATCATTTTTCGATTATTTTAGTTATTCTTTCATTTAAGTCGCAAATAGCTTCTAGGCTCATAACATTGTATATACAAGCTCCGTCTAATCTTACAGAATATATCTCACAAAACGCACCTTGTCCGTCATATCCTGCCATATCGTAATCATACAGTTCATACTCTTCGGCTTCGTTAAATATATAATCAACCTCCACTATTGTATCATCGTATTTTTCTAATTCTATAAATATTGTTTCAATTTTTTTCATATTACTTGTTTTAAAAGGGGCTTTCGCCCCCTGTTTGTTTTATGTTTGAGCTAGTTAAATTTAATGTAGTAACTATCATAAATCATCTGCTCTCTGTCATCGGGAGAAACGCCTCCATTCTTAAAGCAGCCTTTACCAAATAGCTTCTCTAGGTCTTGGTCTATTATATTTTTGTCATAATCTAAGACTATGCAAAATTGTGGCTTACCATTATACCTGTTTAAAGATATTCCGTTTCTGTGAATTTTCTTGCTATTAAAGTTTTTGTTATATACCCAAACGTGGTCTACTTTTGCGTTTAAACTTCTTTGAAACTGTTCTTGTGTTAATTTTATTGCTTTCATTTTGTTATGCTTTAAATTGTTATTTGAATTACAAAAATACACCTTTTTTTTAATTAACAAAACTTTTAATAACTTTTTTTAGTTTTTTTTAAAATAAGCCAATGCAACCTCGTAAGCTTTTGATAGTTTTAAAAACTGACTTGGAGTGTTAGGTTCGCTTATCCTTACATTAACGCCTTTCATAACTTTAACGTAGTGCTGAACTAAATGTATCATCTCTTGATTTGTCATCGTATTGCGTAACGTCCTCTATTGGGGTTTTGTAGTTGGTATGTTACTGCGTACCTAATAGCATCAATAATATGATTGAATTTATCTAAAGGAGTGTTTGACTTTTTTTCTAACCAACTGTAATTGTTTAATTCTTTGATAAGGTTTATACTATCCTCACTTACTATTAAATCATAATCCTGCAGTAAGCTAATTCCATACGTTATGCTTCCTTGTCCTTTTATAGCTGCTGTAAGGTTGCAGCCTTTTCCTTTAAGTTCGTTTATCAATCTTGGTTCTGCTGAATCGCCAATGATTAAATTTGACTTTGCGTGTTTTAAATTTAATTGCGCTATTTCGCTTGTTGTAAGGCTGGGTAAGTAAAAGCACTCCTTTAGGTAAATAACCTTGTTAGAAACGTCTATATTGGTTTGTACGAGTGTTGTAGGGTCTGAACTGAATCCATAATCTTGACCGTAAACAGATACGCCTACTTCTTTAAACTCGCCTATCTTCCAATTACTAAAGATAACGCCCTCTGCTTTATTTAACCACCCACCTAGTATTTGATGTTGATACTTATTCGGTCTGCGTTCTTTAATCGTTTCTATTTGTTGTAAGAAACTTTCGGATAGGTTTTCAATATTATCTTCATAGGTCGTATGTATGTAAGTAACATTGTCTTTAGTTGTATTGCTTCCCTCTTGTATTCCCTTTGATTCAAAAAACCTATTGTATATCCAATGCTCCTTAGTAGTTGGGTTTAATATAAGAATAACCCTGTTTTGTTTAAGCATATTACGAACAGACAAATCTATCTTATCAAATGTATCTTCGTTTGTTAGTTCTTCCGCTTCATCCAAAACAAACGTTGTAACGCCTTGTAATGACTTTAGGTTTGCAGTTTGGTCGCCGCTAGAGGTTTTGATACCTTTAAAGATTATCTTGCTTCCTGTACGCTTATTTACAATTTCATCTTTAGTAATATGAAAGTGCCCAAAGATATTAAGCAATTCTAACTTCTCTATAAATTCGGGTATAATAGAAACGTATGCTGAGGTAAGTGTATAACGTGTAAACAATATAACGTGTCCTGCTTCGTATGTAAGCAAAACAAGTAATAAGGTTAAAGTAAAAGACTTACCCGAACCACGTCCACCAGTAACAATAAAATAACGGCTATCGGATTCAGTAATTGGAGAATACTTTTTATGTATCTCTATCATTTGAACTTAATCAAGTCCTTGAAGTTTATATTTAAACCCTCGCTTGAATTTATGTCAACCGATTCTTTTGGTTTGCCGTATCTATAATTGAAATATAAAGTCATAGCTCGTTGGTCGCCCTCTTTGATTTTCTTACCTAACATTTTAATAACCTCATCGCTATCAATTAAGTTATCCAGCTTCTCAATCAATTTAGATTCATCAGCTTTTTTAGGCCGTCCTGCACCCTCTCTTGCACCACCGTTATTTTTACGTTTATCCATAATAGAAAAAATATTGTTTATTCAATCTACTTATATAACGTAATTATTAAGCGTTTTTGTACTGGTATCTTTTTTCTAGTGCGTTTATTTCATCTAAATAGTGGTTGATTAGTTTTTGATTGTCTTCTAATCTTCTTCGTTCCAATTCTCCTAAAAAGTAGTTTAATACCTTTTTGTAATATACTGCATTCATATTAAAATAGTCTTATTTGTGCTTTATGTTGTTCTAGTCGCTTCATAGCTGCATCGTAATACTCTGTATCTAACTCACAAGCTGTAAGTTCAAATCCCAAATTATGACAAGCTATTGCTATTGAGCCACTACCTAAATGAGTGTCTAGTATCTTATCGCCCTCTTTTGCGTAGTTCATTAAAAGCCATTCGTATAGCTTTACAGGTTTCTCTGTTGGGTGTATTTTATTGGTGTGATTGTGCTTATGTATAGAATAATCAAACATTTTTGCAGGTTTTTTCAATCCCATACTAACCCAAGCATATTCAGCAGTAGCGAAATTATCTACTGTTTGTTTTTTGTTCCATATACAAAAATACTCACTCGGTGGCATTTCAAAATTATTTGCCCCCCATACTATTTGATTTTTAGATACCCTAAACAATTCAATCCAATACTCTTGATTTGGTTTAGTGTCCCACTCAATACCATTTTTAGCCGTTCTCTTGTCCATTTTAAAACGAGTGTCGCCAAAACCTTTTTTAAACCTTTCAATTCCATAAGGAGGGTCAACAATAGCAAGGTCAAAGTAGTTATCTTCATACCTTGCCATAAGTTCCATATTGTCCTCGTTTGTTATATTCATTGTATCTTGTTTAAAATGTATTGGTATATTTTTATTTCTTTATGATTATGTCTTATTAAAGAATCGTACTGTTCTTCGTTTAAGAATCCTATTTTGTTTTTTTTGTCTATTAAGGATTGCTTTAAGTCTAACTCCTTTTGTGTTATTTTTGCTTTTATTTTATTTATCGCTTTCTCTTTCATTTTTTGTTATTTTTATATATATGAATCGAGTAACCAATATAAGATATATTAGTCCTATAATTGGGTTGTCTATAATTGTAGCCGTTTGCCTTACCGTTTGAGTATATCCAAATGTA